CACTATAAGTTACAGGTTGACTGTCACTGTATGCAAGTGTATCGTGTTGTATGTTTGTAATCATACAGTTAAACAATTGTATTGAACGACCACCTGCTGCTGTTTCTCTACTATTGATATTAATCTGTTCAAAAAAGAATCTACTGTTTTGTGCTATTGCTTTTGCTCCAAATACATGTCCTGCACCACTTGCAAATGTTTGACCAAGCACATCATAACTGTTAAAGTTTACAGTATCTAGTTCATGTCCGTGAAAATAATGACCTGCATATGCTTTCATTAAATTTTGAAATTCATTGTCTTTGGTATCATAAAACACAATAGGTACAGTACCTGTACTCATTCGTGTTGGTATATGTCTAACTCTGTTGTACTGATTAAGTTGTGTAATACCGTAGTCAACGTCGGGTAAACCGACGCTAACTACTCTATTAAAAACAAAATTACGCTGTTGCACTTGAGGTGCTATTACATTCTCATTTAGAATAAACTCAATACTAAAATTATATTTTAGTCTTGGCGTTTTATTAAGTACGGGATCGTCGACACCGAATATTTCAGCGGCAGCATTAAAAGGGCCGGTTCTACTAGCTAATCCCATACTTATATCCTATTAGGTACCAGCGCCAGTTGCGTTGCTGCGTGTCTGATCAGGTGTTACGCCTGTAAGTGTAGCGTTACCTGCTGCATCATAAATTTCTGCATTGTCATAACGTACTGATACAGTTACCTGTACTTGCTCACTAGCTGCATACGCCATTTCACCGTACTGAATATTTTGAATATAGCAACCTGCTAGTTCAAACTTATCAAGTACGCCTGGTGTTGGGTTAGCGCCATCTAAACTTTCTACAGTCATTTGGAACTTATAACCACTGCCTGCTCTTGAGCTTGATTGATTAGCATGGTCAACTTGTCTGTTGAGCTGATTGTTAAGCTCACGTATTACTACGCTGTCAACATCATCTCTGAGAACCACTGTGATAGGATCCCAAGTATGTTTACCTGCTAAATTAATTCTTGAATTATATGCATCTATTAGAACTTCATCATGTGTGAGACTTGGTCTGCTAACACTGATTACACTTCTAGTAGGAGATGCACTAAAGCCATCACCAATAAACGTCACTCTAAAACGATATTGTAGCTTTGGCATAATTGTTGTTGTGTTACCTGCATTATCTGGAACACCTAGTGTTGTAATTACTGCCATCGATTTCTCCTTATATACCGGCTGTTAGTATTTATTAAAAACCAGTCAAAAAAATGGACGACATGAGCCGTCCATTAAGTATTATGTTAATTTTCTTAGTTTGTAGTACCAATTGTACCTGTATTAACTAATCTAATCGGAATGTAAATGAATTCTGCCGCTTTTGAAGGTTCAATTGCAACATCAACATAAAATTCGTTACGATCAATTCTTGCAGGAGTGTTATTACTCTCATCACAAACAACTGCAAAGTCATTAAGACCTCTGCGGCTGAGAATGTCTGCAAGGAATCTTTCAAACGCAATCTTAGCACGTTCACGTGTTTGAGTATCATTAACTTCAAACAAGAATGGACGAGCTAGTTCGTCGAAACGATCTCTTAGGTAAGCTACCAATCTTGCAACATTAACTCTATCTAATGCACTTGTAGTTGTGTGCAGTGTTTTCTGTCCAAAGATTACTGTTCCTTGTCCTGGGAATGTTGTGATTGGGTTTAGCTTGGCTGTATACATCGCATCACGTTGACCTTGTGTAAGGCTAACTGCTTTGAACTCACCCTCTGTAGTGATGTGTCCAACTGCACTTGCGTTTTGTACAACACCTCTTGTTAAGCCTGCCGGAGCAAACCACTGGAAGCTGATATTGTCATTGTATGCAAATGTATAAAGTGCCATATGACTTGGCGGTACTGTTACAGTGTTACCATTTAATGGCTCTGAAGTTTGACCTGCTGGATAGTAAACTGCACTGTAAGTGTTGTTTGTTACTAGTCCATCTTCGCCATTTTCACTTGCACTACCTGTGTTTTGTGTCCAACTAATTACGTCAGTTGGGTTTTTACGCATTGGTGCATCAACAATGATAAATGCTGTTTCGCCTCTGTCACTGTTCAATGTTACCATTTCGTCTACTAGTTCAGGATAGTTTGGTGCAGCGATTAAACTAAATCTGTTGCTTGGATCTCTAAGATCTGTACCTGCCGCTACTGCTTGCATTGCTGTTGCGATAACTTTGCGTTGTGCAAATCTACCAAATGCACCACTGCCATCTGCATGATTAGCCGCTGCATTTCTCCATGCTGTACCGTTCCAACTGCGCACTGTGTTTTTACTTTGTGCCATGTTTACAACAATCATTCCATTTGGATAAACTGCTGCATTTGGTGCGCCACTAATAGTAGTAGCATTACCACCGTTAGATGCATCAGCTGCTGTATCAGTAATATCAGCAAACAATACACCTGTTGTATTTGTTTGGTCTGTGTTACTGTGTGTGATCCAACTTGAACCGTTGTACACTTTGATCATTGGATAAGCACGTTCATTAGCTTGGTTCTCACCTGCTAGTGTTGTGTCAACCCAAACATCACCACTGCTTGGTCCTGTTGGAGCAGTTGTGCTGTATGTTGCACTAGTTGTTGTGTAGTTACCACTGTTTACTTTGTATAGGTCTAAACTGTTAATTGTGTTATCAAACCAGTATGTACCTGAAGCCGCTGTAGCAGTTGGTGTTGCAGCTTGTGCAAGCACTGCTGGTGCAGTCAAATCGCCTACTGCGCCGCCAGTTACTACTTCACGGATAGCAATAGTTGCTTTAGTGTTGGCTTGTTGGTCAAGTAATAAGTTTCCAACTGTAGCACTACTTGATGTAAGAGCAGTTGTACTTGAACCATCTTGTGGTACAAAGTCGCCAATAGCGCCAGCGCCATCTGCTTGTGTGCTTGTTACACCTTGTACTGTTGCTGTAGCAAATGCTGAACTTGTTGCATTGTAACGACTAATTGCAAGATTTAAACCATTGCCTGGGCGTGTTGTTTTAATCCAAACATCGTTAGCTGCTGGGCTTGCAGGAGCTGTGTAGTGTGGTGCATATGATACGCCAACTGCGCCTGTCATGTCTGCATCACTGTCCATTACTTCCCATGCACCGCCTGCGCCATAAAAGTATTCAATACTCATTTGACGAGCTGCACTTGTGCTTGTTTCGTTGTCAACATGGACAACAACTAGGAATGTACCGTTTGTGGCTGCACTTGCACCACTTGGTGTGTGTACATCGCCGCCTACATCTGTGCCATCATCTACGTTAATTTGTACTGCTGGAGTTTTTTCTTCCCACTTATTAGTGGTGCTGTTCCATTGGTGGATACCAAATTTACTTGCATCTGTGTCTAACCATAGACCATTTGCTGTACTATAAGCCGCTGTTGGCTCTGTGGTTGTTGTTTCTAGTTGAGCAAGATCAACGTCTGCACGTACTACATACGCCTGACTGCCTTGTCCAAGATAACTGTATGCAGCCATTAGACCATATTCACTGGTCTCACTGCCTTGTGTAATTGCTGTACCTACAGTAGTAAACGTTGGGTTACCAAAAAACTGTGTTAGCTCACGCTGACTAGTAACTTTAATTACGTTACCAGCTTGGGCTGTTTTAGTATATTTGGCAATACCGTCTGCTTCGCTACCAGTAGGATCTGTTTTGTTTGTTCTTGTGGCTACTAATAGTAGTGGTACTGTACCAGCACCTGGTGCGCCATAGGCGCTTTCATCTACTACACTAACCTGAACACCTGGTGATACTAACGCCATTGCATTCTCCTCTATTGAATTGGTTGCTAGTAGTATTTACCAGAGTGACTATATATCAGGGGGGATATAGAGGTTAACCTAGTACTTAATTATTCTGACACACTATAAGGATCAATATGTCCTATAAGCTGTTGCACATTAAATTCTAAGTCTTGCAATGTGCCATTATTATCAATTGTATAATCAGACATCCATTGTTCCAAACTCATACTATTTTTATTCTCTGGTGGTAAGTGATCACTACGATCAACCCATATACAATAATCAAACACACCTGTATTTTTCATAGCATGGAATTCTTTTTTGTTTCGCAACCCACAATAGATATCATATTCTTGAAACATTTCTCTGCCTAGTGTAGCAGGATCTGGTATATTGTAGTCGCAAATAGCTTCATACCACTCTTGTCTGTGATTGTGTCTATCTGCATAGCATTGTTCTTCGTTTGTGTAGCTATACTTTTCTTTAAGATCATTAAATATAAAAAGTTTTGAGCAGAACTTGCTACTGCTTTCAAAACTATAACCATACTTGTCTCTGAGAATCTCACAGACAGTATCTTTGCCATGTCGCCCATGGCCAATTACTAGTAATTTTAATTTCATGTTTATATAATAATAGGATCGGGCAATTTTGTCAACCGATAATAATGCCCAAACCAGCTTGACCTTCTGCATAATATTTGAGATCATCTTCTAGTTTGTCGATTGTTGCTTGTGCATCCATACGCAATGCATCAGCATTTAAACTTGTGCCGCCTTGTGGACCTGCAATAGTATTAAACTTACCACGTGCTTCTGCTAGCATTAGTTTAGCATGTGCTAGTGCATAGTCTTTGATCCATGGCATACAATATGTGTCTTGCAATAGTTCTTCATCACTGCGTTGTTTATATGCATGTATATACACTGTGTCGTCTGCTTTAACTTTTCTATGCAACAATAGTTTTTTGGTTACAGTGTTCCAAGTGAACGTGTAATTTTCTCCAAACATTCTACCTAGTGTTTCTCTGTGTTGAGCAAGTGCATCGTATACTGCCATGCCGCCTGCTCTTCCACTATACAATAGATAGTTGTTCAAGTATGCAGTTTCAAACGGTTCAATGTCACCACCGCTTGCACTGTTTAGTGTACCACTGCTACGTCTATACACATCAAATACATCAATAACATCTGCATCCAATGTGTACTCACTTACTTCTCTGACTAGTTCAAGTTTGACAAATGCTTCCTCAACGCTGTTCTCACTGCGCTGTCTGTATTTTTCAAAACTTTTCTTAATAGCCAAGTCATAATGTTCAGGGTCGAGTTCAACATCAACCATCTGACCACCTAAACGTAGTTCTATTTCTTTTATCATATCATCTTTTAATGCCATACAAGTATTTATTACTTGAAGGCTTTTAAGATAATCGTATCAGCATTGAATCTTCCGTTTAGTTTTGTTTCAGTTGTTTTGAGATATCCAAACTGTGTTTTTAGTTTGTGTTTGGTTACCTTTTTCCAATTGGGCAACACTTCATTTGGTTTACGCACTGTTTTTTGTACACTGCGTGTTTCATCAAAGAACAATAAGGAAGTTCCTTTGACTTTAAACTGTGCATGATCATCTGCAAAGTATATGCCCAACTTACGATTCTTTGTGTTAAACACAACCAATGCAGTTGCATCAATGATATCTGCTGGATTAATACTAGCAATACCAAACTCACTGTCGCTTGGCTTGAACTTGAGTTTTTTAACAAGTTCTGCAGCACTCTTAACTTTAGGCTTGCGCACTGCTCGTGTTTGTTTTTTCTCTGCTTTGACAATTTCAATAGCATCAAACAGTCGCTTGTAAAAGTCTGTTAGTTCTTTGATTTCTTTTTTACTGTAGGTTTCGTAACCTTCTGCAAGTTGTTGTTGCATATCGTTACGCTTCTTAGGCGTTGGCAAGTTGTTAAGCTCTTGTATCTCTTCCCATTGCCCTTTGTAAAATTCAGTTACAAAACGTAAATGTCCAAGATTCATCTCATACTTTTTAAAGTAGTTGAGGGGATTCTTTTTTAGCAACGGATTGTTTTTGCTGTCACGCATCCAGTCATCTTCCCATTGGTCAAACTCTTCCATTTTATCAATGGTTGCTTCTTCGAGCCGTTCTTGAATAGTTGGCACGTATACTTGCTTTTTCTTCTTGTCTTCTACTTTTTTAAGTTCAACAACTTTAGCGCCTTCTTCTGAAAGCTCATTGATCCACTTGTCAAGTTTTCCTACATATCCTGGATGTATTTTATCAGGAGCATGTTCTTCAAAGTGTGCAGCGGTTGCCCAATGACTTTTACCGCCAACTTTCCAATCTGGAAGTTTGTTGATATTTGTAACGACTGTTTTATCGTAGTTGTTTTTGATATATGTCTTAACTTTGGTAAGCCACTCTTTGCTTTCTATTAGATAGTGAATATGATACTGTACTGCATGCCAACCTTTGTCTAATGGAAGCTGATCCCATGCATTTGCTCTACGTTGTGCTCTAGGCTTTTTACGCTTTGTTACACTCTTCGCCATGACTATCTCCTATCTGTTACATAACAATAATAACACCTTTTACTTATTTGTCAACCTACTAGATCCAGCTAAATATACATATGCCACGTTTAAGTTTATACAAACCGACAAAAACAAATGACTATCACTACATGGATAGGAATATCCGTGAACAGTTTAGTATTGGAGGCACAGGCGTACATGTACACAAATATGTAGGTCCAGCTAATCTCGGAGATAAGAATGATCCCAGTCAACCCAATTACGTAGACGGTAGAGAAGTAGATCCACTAAGTGGAGAGTTTATCAACATTGACGGTATTATCAATGAAACAAAAATACAAGACTTGCTGTTTTTAGAAAATAGAGATCGCAAGTATGATCCAGATGTATACGAAATGCGTGGTGTATACAATGTACAAGACACAGACTTTGATCTAACACAGTTTGGATTGTTTCTCAGTAACGATCAATTGTATATGACATTTCACATGAATGAAATGGTAGAGATAATGGGCAGAAGATTAATGCCCGGTGATGTATTAGAATTACCTCATCTAAGAGATTCCTTATTGTTAACTGCTAATAAAAAAGCAATCAACAAATATTATGTTGTGAATGATGCAAACAGAGGTGCAGAAGGTTTTAGCCAAACGTGGTATCCACATATTTGGCGTGTAAAATTAAGTCCACTAACAGACAGTCAAGAATACTACGATATACTTGGAGATAGTAGTGATGCTAATAGTCTCAAAAATGATCTTAGTACATATAAATCAGAATTTAATATCAGTGATGCAATAGTAGCTGCCGCTGATGCAGAAGATCCAACAGGCACAAGTTTAGTAGATCATTTATTTGGTTATGATCATGCAACAAGCGGTGGTATTGTCAATCAAGACAACACATACAACCATGGTGAGACAATTGCTAGTGGTGATCAATTCCCAACTACTGCAAACGAAGGTGAATACTTTATTAGATCAGACTTCAATCCTAATAGACTATTTGTAAGACGAGGAAATAAATGGCATAGACTATATGACAATATCACTGACCAAACTTGGACAGATAAAACATATAATGCTAGTGATTATATCAACAATGAAAGAACAACAGTAGTTGACGACCAAGAATTTAAAGAACAAACTGCACTAAGTGAAGTTATAAAACCACAAGCGGATAACAAATAATGGCATACCAAAGCTCTAAACTTACAGCGGTACCTTACTTCTACGACAAACAACTGCGCAAATACATTCAGCAGTTTATTCGTATCTTTGCAGGATTTCAAGTTGCAATGCATGTAAACGAAGAAGGCGAAATTGTATATCAAACTGTACCAGTACGTTACGGTGATGTTAGCAGAATGGCTGCACACATTGTAAGAGAAAATTCAGAGAACATGTTGCAGACAACTCCGTTTATTAGTTGTCATGTAACAGGACTAGAGCCAGCTCCAAACATGAGAACGTTTCCTCAATACGAAGAAACTGTTCCAGTTTATGAAAAAAAGTATAACGAAGAAACAAACAGTTATGAAAACGAAGTTGGAAAACAATACAGTATTAAAAGACATCAACCTGTGCCTTATCAACTTACTATGCAAGTTGACATGTGGACCAGTAACACAGAACAAAAACTACAACTGTTAGAACAAATACTAGTATTATTCAATCCAACACTTAATATTCACACCAACAACAATGCAATGGACTGGAGTACACTCAGCTATGTAGAATTAATTGCTACTACGTGGAGTATGAGAGCAATACCCAGCGGCATTGACGATATCATTGATATTAGTACTATGACATTTACACTACCTGTATTAATTAATCCTCCTGCTAAAGTTGTTAAAAACACAGTGATACACACTATCATTGACAACATTGAAGATGTAACAGACGAAGGATTGGAAAGTCTACGTGCAGGAGAGAACTATACTCCTCTATTCACCAGCTATAAAATTGTTACACTAGAACAGTACAAAATGAAGTTTAACATTGACAATAGTGGCAATGCTACTGCACAACTGCTTAATCAAAATGGTAGTAATTTAGATGATAACTCTGTTGTACTCAACTGGGCAAATGTACTCAAACCGTTTGGTGTAGTCAGAGATGATGTAAGTCAACTGAGACTAAAACAAACAGCAGATCCTGCAGATACTACAAACGATATTGTTGGGAATATAAAAATAAACACCACCAATGCAAACCTATTAGATATTATATTAGATTCTAGCACTGTGCCCAGCAACACACAAGGTGTAGTAGACGCAGTAATCGATCCACAAATTAATTCACCTGGTGATGGAACACTAACTGCTGCCGCTACTGGAGACAGATATCTACTTACCAAAGATATTGCATTTGGAATAGGATGGGGCG